TCATCCCGTATAAACTTTACCGATAGTAGTAGTTCTTCGAGTTCTTCGATAGCAAGTTCTTCAATGTCTTCGGGGTAGCAGTCTAACAACGTACAAAGAACGTCTATTTGATAGTTAAAAACCCCATCTTCATCGGATACGGTCTTTAGTTCTATAAATGTTTCAATCGTTATTTGATTCCACGCTTTCGGCAGCTTGTTTTTTAGCGTGGTCAGAGATTGTAGTTGTGACATAATTAAGATAAGGGATTGCTATTTCAGCTACCTGCGTTTTAAATAGTTTTGATTTATGTTTTAAGTGCGCTGAATCGTAGTGTTCAGTATTACTTAAATCGGTTCTTTTAAACATCAAAGCCATAATATCGGACACGGAATGTTTATTTTCTTTAGTAATCATTTTCTCGATTAGCTTCGTATCTTTTACCGATAGTTTTAGTTCCGCTTTGTAAGTAAACCCGTCTATTTCTATTTCTCCGATAGGGTCTTTAGGCTCGTAATTATCGGTATTGAATTCTTTTGTCTTTTCTACAAAGTATTTAAAGTCGTCCCATTCGTCTTCTTCAATTCCTACAACTTCAAAAACTTTGATTTGTTTTTCGATGTTATCGAGTTCCTTATCGTTATGAATGTTAGAAATTTTTTCAAACTCTTCGATAGTTATTTCATTCATTTTGTTGGCAATATTACGCCCGAGTACTTCAATCATAATTATATTTTTTGAACAAATATAAATAAAATATAATATAGAGTAATGACAAAGGATTTACCAATCTATAAAATCACTATTGACCCTGAATATTCAGATGGCGAAGATTTGGGAATCGAGCAAATTGCTTTTACTTCAAACCCTGCTATTAAGGTTAAAGGAATGGCATTTAATCAATCGGAAAAATTAATGTTCGCAGACGATGTAAAATACCGCGTAACAGCTCCCGCTATGATTCCAATGGAGATTTATAGACGTGATGACGAAACAGGCGAATATTACGTTCAATTCACAGCAGAAACAATAGAACAAATCCACGTCAAGTTTATGCAGGACTTAAAGAATCGTGACATCTTTAATTTAGAACATGACCAAAGCCAACAAGTTCCCGCATTTATATTAGAAAGTTGGATTGTAGATAACCCTGAATTTGATAAAGCATTTACTACGTTTGGAATTGAAGTACCTAAAGGTACGTTAATGTTAACGGCTCAAATCACGGATAAAGAATATTACAACGAGTTAGTAAAAAACGAACAAATCGGATTTTCTATTGAGGGGTTTTTAGGTCTTAAACTAAGTAATCAAATAAAACAAAATAATATGAACAAATTACCCGATGGGGAACACTTAATCGAAGGTAAAATCTATGTCGTAAAAGGCGGTGAAATTATCGAGATTAAGGACGCTCCTAAAGAAGAGGTGGCAATGGAAGACACGGTAGTCGAAGAAGAGGTAACAACCGAAACCGAACCTATTGACGAACAACCAGCGCCCGAAGAACTTGAAGAAGTTGTTAAAGAAGAAGAAATGGCGGTAGATGTAACTGCGGATGCTGAAGCAGTTTTAGCTATAGTTGCTCCTGTAATCGAAGAGCAAGTTAACAACCTTTTAAAAATCATTGCTGACTTAAGAACTCAAATGGAGGAAATGTTAGCAGAAAGAGCTGAAGACGAAATCGAATTAAAGTCTGAAGTAAAAATGTCAATAGCTGAAAAGTTCAGCGCATTAAACAAACTAAGTAATTAATTAAAATCAAATAAAAACAAAAATGGAAAGAAAATTAAAATTTGATTTGGATATCGAAACAAATGCTTTGCTTTGTCCAAATCCTAATGAGTTCTATAGTAGAGCTTATTTAACAGCAGACGTAGCGGACACTTACCGTGCTTTGCCTTCAATTAAGAGCCGCGCTCGAATTGCAAATGTGGCTTTTGGTTCAATTTTACAAGCAAGTACGTGTAACTTTAGAGCTCCAACGGATACGCTTGACGCTATCGACATCGATGTTTGTGCGTTTTCTGCAATGGCTCAAATATGCCAATTCGACTTGGAGCAATCTTTTGTGGCTTTACAAATGACACAAGGTTCGAATGGTGATTTCACGGTAGCTTCTTTCATGAACTACTATTGGAGCATCATGGCTAAGCAAATCGAAGAAGATATCGAATTGATTAGATGGCAAGGTGACACAACAAGCGAAAATGATTTGTTGGCTTTGTGTGATGGTCACTTAGTTAAACTTTGTGCAGATGAAGCTAACTTAGCTTACCATAATGGCGGTGCGGTTAACTCGTCTAACGTACTTGCTACATTTAACACGGTAGTAAATAGCCTTCCTGCTTCAGTTCGATTCAAAAAAGCTGATTTAAGAATCCGTGTTTCTTCTAACGTAGCTGCTGCTTATGAACTTGCTGCTGCTTCAGGTAACACTTTGACTTATGTTTCTGCTCCATTGCAAATGACTTACTTAGGAATTAAAGTAATCGTTTGTGAAGGTATGCCAGATAACACAATCGTAGCTTCTTTGAAAGACGATTTGATTTATGCGTTTGACGCTGAAGGTGATGCAAAAGCATTGAAAGCAGTTAATTTAACTGATACCGTTGCTGAACCATATATCCGTACACGTGCGAATGTTAAAGCAGGATTTTTCCATACAAACCCTGAACAAATTTCAGTTTGGGCTGCTTGTTTTGACTAATCAAAAATAAATAATAACGGGGGTATAAAAACCCCCTATTTAAATAACTAAAAAAAAATATACATTTATGTCATGTGAAGCTTTAGAAGGAATTGTAAAGAGTTGCGATAACAATTCTGGGGGCATTTACAAGGTATGGATTAACCAACAAGATAACATCGATGAGTTCACATTGAACCCGACACTATCTTGGACAATTGATTCTATAACCTTAACAAACCCCGCAAATACATATACCGAATTTGAAATCCGTAGAAACACGGGTTCTTATACTGAAGAAGCAGCCATCGATTTGGTTAACGGCTCTTCTTATTACACTCAAACCATTACTTTAATGTTCCATAGACGTGACCAATCTAAGTCACAAGCTATTAAAGTTTTAGGAGCAGGTCAGCAATATTTGAACGCTATTGTTCAAGATGCTAACGGAAAGTATTGGTACTTCCCTTATTTGCAATTAACGGGTTCTTCTGAAGGCTCGGGCACGGCTCGCGCAGATGGTAGTAAATACCAAATTATTTTAACAGCGGAAAACGAGTATTTGTCATATGAGGTAACGGAAAGCACAGTTTTATCAGTTATATAACTTGCGTTTCTCCAAGAAAATTAGCATCCTTCGGGGTGCTTTTTTTTTAAACAAAAAGACGAACTAACTTAATATAGTTGTGATATATATAAACAAAGACGAAGTAAATAATATTGTTTTAACGTTAAGCGAAGTTAGTACGTTAACAAATCCGTATTATTTGTTCGTGTTTCAAAATGAAATGAACCCCGAAAGCGACCCTATTTTATTTACTACTGCCGACATTTCAGCTTATCCTGAAAGGTTCAATCAATTCGAACTCGATGAACCCGTGGACGTGGATTTAATTAAAGGTCAATATTCTTACTTTGTTTATGAATCACTTATCCCACCTGTAACAATTGAAGACACCACTGGCGATGTAATCGAAGAAGGTAGAATGGTTGTTTCGGGTGCTATTGTAAATTCAATATACGATTAAATTATGGCTTGGTACGATATATTTAGACAAAGTGAAAAAGAAAGCATTGAAGTTGTGGATGGCTATCAAAGTTTTTCTACACCTTTTTATAAAGTTGGCGGCGCAAATCTTGCATTACCTTATGTAAATGGACGCTATCAAGTTGCGGGTTACATTCCATTCGGACAAGATAACCTTTACCCCGAAACATTGAATCAGATGTACTACTCATCACCATTACACGGAGCGATAGTAGATTACAAAGTGAATGCGGTTATCGGTGGTGGGTTTACGATTCAAACGGAAAAGCTAACTAACGAAGAAAAATTAGAACTTTACGCATTCGAAAAGAAGATAAAACTAAAAAAGGTTGCAGCGATCGTTACAAAGCAGTTAGTTATTCATAATAGAGTTTACTTTAAATTGTGCTTTTCAGAACGTGGAAAACTTACGAGAGTAGAAAACCTATCCCCCGAGAAATTAAGACGCTCACAGGACGGAAAAACCTACTTTATATGCGAAGATTGGGCATCGAGAATAGATGTTTTTGAAATAAAACCATACCACCTATT